TTGATGGCGGCTTTTGCAATTCAATTTCTTTTTTAGTATCAAGCTCCATTTCTTTGAGCTTCATATTTAAATCAAATTCATATTGCATTAGCTCACGTTTTGTTTGAGCTTCTGTTTCTAATTTTTTAATATCAAGTTGAGCTTGCAATTCTGCTAGTTTTCCTTTAGCCTCAACTTTCATATTTTCAGCTTGTGCTTTTGCCATTTCAGCGGCCTGCGCAGCCTGAGCATTTGCTTGCGATTGAGCAGCAATATTTCTTTCTGCTTTAAGCTGATCGGTAGCTTCTTTTCTAGCTCTTCTGTATTTTAATAATTGATTTGCTAGTTTAATATTTTTAACTTGTCTAATATCAATAACATCTTCAAGATGTATTTGGTCTCTTGAAAGTGCGGCTTGTATATTATTTTCTACAAGTTGTTTTTCATCTTCATCAGGATCTAGCTCTAAGAATATGCCAAAATCATGAATATGCAATTTATCCATTTCTTTTAATGCACCCACACTAAATCTACCAATACCTCCAATCATCGCGTCTCTTTGAGGATGATATTCTAAAACATCTTTTATTCTTACTGATATTGCTTCAGCAAGTGTTGATGTAATATACAATGAGCTATGCAGTATGTGTCTTGTTGCTGTATTAGAATTAGCTGCTGCTAATTTTTGTACACCAACTAAAGCATACGGATCAGGGTCTGAGCCGTCTCTTGCTTCATTTAATCCAGTTACATCACGAAGCATTTGTAAATAATAGTTATATGCTTGTATCAACAACTGACTTTGTTGTCCACCGCCGCCAGGTAATTCTTGAATAGGAACTTTACCCGCATTTACATCTCCGTCAACAGTCATTGATCTACCTATAATAGATCCTGTTTGAAAATATAAGTTTAAAGCTTCTTGTGGATTATAGCTTGTACCATTACCTAAATCTATTTCAGCAAGGCCATCAGCATCAACATAAACACCGGAAGGCGTCATTCTTTGAATAACCTGTTGAAGCTTTAAGTGGGTTAATTGAATTAAATCAGCATATGTTACCATTCTACCGACTAAACTTTCAATTTTACCTTTATACATTCTAGGTGCACTCACAACATAATTCATCATAACCTTATTCACGTTTGAATCAGGTCGAACCATATTAGTTGCTTTTTCCCACTTAAGTAACCTATCAGAGCCTAAAACCATTATGCCCTCATATATTACTTCTTGTGCCTGTGCTACTTTTTCAAATCTTGCTCTTTGATCTTTTGGAGGATTAAAGCTATCATCTTTTTTTATAGCTTTTGACGCACCTGTAGCAGTTTCTTTTATTTTATATACACTTTTTTCCCAGCTCTTCCAGTTAAAATATAATACTGTTAATGTATTTGTATCAACTGTATCGTTAGAATCGTTGTTTGTATAATCGTAATTATTATAATTTGATGATTGTTTTACTAATTGATCAAACTCTTCATCGGATAATTCTGGAAATTGTTTTTTAAGCTCGTTAGATTTTATTTGTTTTACTTCGCCAAAATAATATACATCCTCAAAATTAGGATCTTCTGTATATGAATATATTAAATTAGCTGGATCAACGTATTCAATATTTATACCATCTGTATTATTAAACGTGTGTTTTGTACAAGCAATACCTAGAACGGTTTGATCGTAATCTATACGCTTTTTAATTTCAGGATAATTGTTTCTTTTAAAAATATTATCAATTGCCTGCTCTTGTGCTAATTCAATAGACTGTTTGTAACCTATTTGCATATGCAACTCAAGTTCCTCTGTGCTAGTTGGTAAATCATCTTGCTTTATGTTCCTAACATCTACTCCAAGTGTTTCATCAATTTCATTAATTAAATCTTGAGTATTCATATCCTCAAGAATCATTTCAACAAAATTAGTTCTTTCCTTAACTGAAGTCGGATCTTGTGCAAATGCTTTTATTGTAAATAAACGATCTTGCATTCCGTTTACTACAATATCTACAAACTTAGGTATAATAGGCACAGGTTTCCAATCTAAGTTCAAATAAGATAAATCTCCATTTACTGAAAATTCATCTTTATATTTTTGAACAGACTGCTCACCTCTTGCATATAATCTCAATCTATGAAACTCACGCTGATTTTGTAAGAATCTACCCGTCCCAGAGTTTTTTCTAAACCACTCGTTTTGAATACCTCTGGCCACTTCCATTCCGTAAGCTTCGCTTGCTTTTTCCGCGTCACTAACCGATTGGCTGGGAAATTGGGTAACTTGTCCTGTAGCTTCTGCCATTTTCTATTGTATTATTTTACTTTTTAATCCTGAATTATTATATTTTGAAAATCCAAAATCTATTTTCTTTTTTTCTCGAATACTTCTTGGTGCATATAAATGTCTCTGGCAAGCCATTATAGCTAGCCCGCTGCTAATAGAAGCATCGTATTTTGTTCTGCTATTTATATTGAATTTAGACCAATCTTGTAAAGTTCTTTGAAAATACATATTACCGTATTCTTCATTTTCATTTAAACCAACATTGTTTTCAATATATGATTCAATAGCAGATGCGTGTGCTTGCCTTATATCTTCAGAACTATTAGGTATACCACCTAATTCTTTTTCTGTAACAGACAGCTTATTAAATAGTTTATCAGGTCTATTCATTGAATATCCTCTGTATCCTCTTCTTTTTAAATAATATAATAATCTAGGTTTGTTATTTTCAGCTAATATTGGCATACCATAAAAAACGATTGCCATAAGTACATCTTCAAAAAATATTTCAGCTGTTTGTGGTCTTGCTACATATTCTAAAAAGAAATGTGAGCTAGGCACATCGGGATGCATACTAAAACTAGTAAGTCCGTGCAACGCACCATTTGAACCACCGCCATCGACTGTTCCGCTAATATCGTAACTATCACAACCAAAAGCGCCAAACTCTTTATTACCTGGATATTTAATACCGTTTTTAAATTCAATAACGTTTTGCATAGCTACGGTTGGTATCCAGGATAATTTGAATCGGCCATTTTTATTTGGATGCCATTCAACTTTTGTATCTTTTACACCGTTAGCCCATTGAAATGATCCGGTTGTAACGTAACCGTTTAAAACCATTTCTTCGTTATGATCTATTTGTTCGTATATCTTTGCTAAATTAAAAATAGAATCTTTTGTTTCATCTCTAAAAGCATGTTGCTCTGTTCTTGGAAACTGCCTGTAAAATTCATTTAACGCGTCAGCGTTGGATTTAAGGCCATCTGCTTCATTCTCCCAATGCTCGATAATTCCAGTGTAGATAGATTCTCCGTCGATTCCACTGACTGGCTCTTTTGGAGTATCAAAGACAGGAAATCCATATTTATCAATGAAGCCTTCGTAGTTCCATTCCATAGGAATGAACAAAGCGTATAATCCACTAGGAGTTTGCCCATTGCGATTTCGCTTGATTTTTGTGAGGTCTGAGTCATAATATAATTTTTTAAAATTATCTCCACCTTTATCAAGTGAATTTGATGTTGAACCCATCATGCATTTACCTACGACTCTAGCACCTAGTCTTAAACAAGTTTTCGTAACACGCCAGTTATTTAATATGTTATCTGGCTTGTCCCATTTGCCTGATTCGTCATGTACTAAAAGGCGAAGCTTTTCTCCATCATAAGAGTTGTCACCTGTGTTTTTCCAGTCAATGGTTGTATCAAGTCCCTCCGGAATGTCATCGTCAACCCCCACGGTAGCTTTGAGGCTATTGCGCGTAAGCTTTGACGCTGGAATTCTGTAAGCAAGCTCTGTCTTAGGCTTGTCCATCCCGTCCTGAATGGGTCGGAAGAAGAAAGGATAGTTGGTACTAATTGGTACAACTTTATCTGTAAACATTTTTTTAGCGTCCGCTCCAGATTTAGAAAGTATCCCAAATCGTGCATCTCTGCTAATTGTAGCTTGATGGACGGTTTCAGAGCTTGCCATGAATGAAAATCCTGAACGCCTGTTTTTGAGGTAACATATTCCGTAAGATCTACGGTCGGCCTTGCATGCTTCCCAAAATATAAAAAAGATTCTGTTTGCTTGACGAAATTCAGGGAATCCAATATCGATTTTTGTCCAATTAAGGTAGTTGTAGTGTGATCCTGTGACATAAGTAGGTTTGCCATTACACATAAACCAATAACCATTATTTCTTTTATCAAACTCTGCATTTATATAATCGTAGTATTTTTCTTTTATATCTTCTGGGTATACTTTAAAATCGTATATTGTTTTAATCTTACTAAGAGTAGCAGGTTTGGGAGTTATTTTAAAAACCTGATCTTCTTTTTTTAATTCAGATCCATCAATATCTTCAGGTGTTGCAGGTAATGCTATCTTTAATCCTTGTATAACATATATCTCACCTATTGTACCGTCTTTACTTATTACTACACAATCTAAATCTTTATTGTATCCGTAATCGTATTTTTTGAAACGGTTATTTTTTTTAACATCTTTTCTTTTAAGATGTTCTGTTTCTATACTATATAATGTTTGCTTGTACATTAACTAGCTCGGTTTTCTACACCGAAAAACTCCCTTTTTTCTTTTTTATCAGTTTTATTCATATTAGATAATTCTTCTACTTTAGCCATCATAGCCATTGCATCTTCCATAGCTAATCTATAGGCTGATGCTGAGATCTTAACTTTTTCAGGATCTACTTCATTTAAATCCATTTTCTTATCCATAACTTTGATAAGTTCGTTAATTGCATTCTCAGCAGCTTTGAGTAGTTGATCACGTTTCTGCTTTACATCCATAGTCGATTGTTACGTCTTTTGATTGAATTCTATATAATTTTTTATCGTCTATATTAAACTCGTATTCTGAGGAAGGTGTGAAGCCGATTAAGGCGCCTACGGTCAATCCTAACGAATCTAAATAATCGTTGCTATACACAAGCTCTCCAACTAATTTTTTCTCGCTTAAAACGCTCCATTTGTCATCATTAGAAACAGGAGCTACAAAACAAAACTGCGGCAATGCCCGCCATTTATTTTCTTGTTTATAAGCAAACAGTT